AACCTCCCCCGGGCGAGGGAGGCGTTGCAGCCACTCGAGCTTGAAGCTGGACCAGGGGACATCTAACTCCCGGAGGAGAGCGAGGTCGACCCAACTTCCCGTGAGCTCCGGTATTCGATACTTGCGGTGGAGCCAGTCCCAGTATTCAGAGAGCACATACCGGGCACGGGTGTTGTAATAGAATGTTAGGTAGGCTGCAGCTGTCCTAGCCACCTCCCATTCTACGGTCCCTCGATTCCTTTCCGGCACGAGGAAGAGCTCGTAAAGGTCTTGGAGCGGTCGGCAGGGGCGGACCCCGAACTCGGTTTGGAGGAAGTACATCGACAAGAACGATCCCGACAACTTGGGCTCGGGGTCGTCATCGATGTCCACGAGCGTGGTACTCGTGTAACTTTTCTCTTGGGATACCTCCATCCCGAACTCGGAGCGGGACAGGGCTGTGATTCGCTGGAGGAGGTTTGGAGGTGGGTCATCGTATATTGCAACGACCGAGTCATCCCCAAACGTCCAGATCTTCACCCTAAGTCCCATCAGCTCGAAGACACGTCGAAGCATGATCCAGTTGGCATATGAGTCCGCGAGGCTTGTCCAGGGGTCGCCAGACGCGACTCCCCTCTTCTTCTTATACACGGACCCATCTGGCATAGCGATCTCCGTCTCAACGAGCTGCCGCACCTCGGACCTCCAATACGCACTTGACCCTGGTAGGGTGTCGAACCTCCCGGCAATGTGCTTCATCACGAGTTTCAGGATCCTCGCTGGAATCCGCTGGTCGAACTTCTTGAAGTCAATGAAGGCATATGCCTTCGCCCCAGCGGACCACCGAGCGATATCCTGATAGGACTCGGAGAAAGGCCCCATTCCCAGGAGGACTCCACCGTCACGCTTGTCCAGGTTCCGAAGGTGGTGCATGTATGGCCCGGAAGCCATAGAGCCCAAGAGATGTCGTACGAGATCCGGCATCACTATGAGCCTCCCCTCTTTCCTGTCAGGCGTGGACTTGTCGCGATTGGAGTCCACACGCTTTCCTCTCCCTGCTACGCCCGCGGGCGGGACGTAGTACTCTTCCCCGGTGTCCCCCATCCTCCTCAAGAGACGCGCTGCCTCCAAACACGCCGGCATGAGGGCCTCCTTCTTGGTCTTGTAGCCGAGCTTCTTCCATCTAATCCCGGGGGATGTCTTCGACGGCACAACCACCTTCGCGAGCAGGTCGGTGCTCATCCACCCTGAAATCCGCGGCCCCCATCCCTCAATGGCTTCCAACTCTCGAAAGAGTCGTGCAAGGTCTCCAGAGGGGATGGAAGTTGCGTCGGACCCAAGGGCGCCGAACCCCGAAAGGTGCTCGAAGAGGTCGCGCGTCGAAGGAGGAACAAACTCAGACATTACAACATCAAGGGATGGCCCTGGCACGCCAGCGAGTGGAACGGCAGGGTCGTCTAGAAATTCAGAGAAAAAAGTAGAATTACAAGTATAAGGTTGAACATATGTATATCGAAGGTTAGGTGAAGTGCCAATATAATCTACACCAGGAATTGAAGTATGAGGACGAGTGGTATCTAAGAAAAAACGCCATTCCTTAACGCCCTTTCCGCTAGCTTCCGACATTGTCGTTGGATTCTCCATTATCCAGTCTAACATTACATCCTCATCCCCTGGATCCAGATCAATGTCGCCATGCAATGAAGTAGCGGAAATTAAAAATCCAGGTCCTCCAGGACCCCCGATGCCGTCTGGCCCTCTGGGTCTCGGGCATCCAGTGCCTCACCCAGGTCGATACCGAACTGCCGTAGGGCAGTTGCGGCGGTTGCCCTCTTCGGAACGTACCCGGGGTCGAGGGCAGCGAGCGCCTCGTCTCGCTCCCCGAGTATCTGATTGACTCGTCTAGTTGCCGCGCGAGCCTCGCGGATGAGGCGCTGCTGCTCGTCGATCGCAGCGCGTAATTGGCGCTTATAGCGTTGCGCCACGCTATTGAACTCTGGAGACCGTCTTAGAGCCACGGGATCCAGGTACCTCAGGAAGTGGGCCTTAAGCTCCGCCCCGGACGACTTAAGTGCCTCCAATGCCTGAGGGCTTTTCTCTGCCACCGTCAACACATCATCCTTGGAGACATCGGCGCGCTTCAGGACCGAAAGCATCCGCGCGATGATCTCCACGGGCGCGTCCCACTGAGCTGTCAGCCGGACGACGTCGGACATGTCCCTCCCCTCCTCCACCCAGTGGACCTCCCGGCCCTGGCTGTCGTAAGCGCGCAGGGTTGGCAGCGCGCGAGCGATCTGGCGGAGAATCCT